CCACTGCTTGTCAGTTGGGGCGAAAACCGCCAGTGACTGCCCTCTGGCAGCACTATACTAATCCATTTCCTTTGTATTCAATTCTTTGTCTTTCTTGATTTCTTCTAGGTCAGAAATCAAGATTTTACCCGGCCTCCAGGGCGGAGCACTATGTAACCAGAATGGGCCAGAGACCAGCTCATCCCATTCTGATTCCAAATACAAATTCAATGAACTTTCCAGTGCTGCTTCTTGCAGTTACCTTTGGAAAATTCCCTAACATCCTCCAAGACCGTTCGTCATCAACGCACTGGCGCGCGATGATTCACCATCCTTTATAGGTAATAAAGGTGTCATCGTCCATTGGAGGGAATAAATTTAGCGGCCTGTGCCAACCGTCATCACACTCAAGGAGTGTCGGGGCAAACGTGCCAGGCTCTAAAATTGAATTCCCATAGTCTTCCTCTACTTCCTCGGGCTCGTAAACCCAGGTTAATTTGGTTTTTCTTTTAAAATAATTATAAAAAGGGGCAGACCTAAGCCTCGTACGATCCCTTAAATCATTTACTTTTGTCAGACTACGAATAGCCTCTGAGAAACGAGAAGAAAAGATCTTTAACTTAGACCTCTTGTTCAGCCTGTATCTATTCCAGTCGGCTTCAAAGCCGCCGACAGCAAGCTGATCCCAGTAGTCTCTCTCAGCTTCTTTGGTGTTTAGCACAAGCGGGGGTTTAACCCAAGTGTCATCCACCAGCTGGGAGAAGAACTCTTCTTCTCTAACTTCATCTTCCCGGGTTTTGAACCGTATCTCTCTCCTTCTCCAACCGCGGGGGATTTCTACCCAACGGAATCGGGATGCGGGTGGTTCCGGGAGTTTTGCTTCAGCCGTCTCGTTGATACTCTTGTGTATTACTACGGCAGCATTGAAGTAGAACAATTCCCTCATCCACAAACCCGATTCCTTAACTTGCCTATCAGAGGCGTTAATCCCAAGACCGCGCTTAACACTCCTTCCAGATTTCTGAATAATCTTTTTCTTTGTACTCAAAAACCACGCGCCGAACACATCACGGGCAACACTTCCTTTAGGGATTCCTTTCAAAAAAGACTTAAACGAGCCAGCCAACGAATTGGCGTCTGATGCTTTCACTAAAGTAGTACATCTTATGATCGGTACAAGGCCTGGTTTCCTAAACCATCGGGCCTTAAAAAATGTGGAATTAAGAGAGAAGTGGCTATATGAGACCATGGTCTTACCGATTGAAAGTTTCAAGCCAACTGATGAAACAAAAGAAGCCCACTTTTCATACTGGTCCCTGCTAGAACGAAAGACAATGTCATCGCCATTGACCTTAACCACCGTGGTGGAAGGAAAAATGTAGCGATAAGCAATGTAATTCTGTAAACAAAGCAGGGGAAAACAGAGCAGTGAGCCCATCAGTTGGCGAGTTACCTTGTAGACCTCTCCGTCAACATCAACTTCACAGCGTAACAGTCGAAAAGCAGCCCGCTTGATAACGCGGGGAATGCACACAGACTGCTTGAAAGCGACTCTCAAAATGAGTTCAGCTACGCTAAGAGGAAGATGATCGGAAGCGGCCTCATAATCGCCACTTACAAAGACTTCTCCTTTTTTCCTATTAAACCCTTCAAACTCAGATGGCTTAGCTTCCCCGCGGAGAAGCCAAGACTTAGTTGAGAGTTGGTCGTATAAAGTTTTATGAAGGGGGCCAAGAACCTGGGCAGTAGATGACATTACAGTAACAGCGCGGTCTTTACCGTCGCAAGGTGCTACCATAAATTTGAGAACATTGTCAATCTCATAGTCATCAACACACCCAGAAGCTACCATACCAAATTCAAAACGGTCTGGCATAAGCTTTCTGTAACCCCCTTTGCTACGACCGTTCTCTTTGACTGAGTTAACGGTTGGGCAGTTTCCCTCGACATTCTTCATATATTTTCCTTTGTCCCACCCTTTTTCAAAAACTTCCATCGCTATCTTACGGACGTGAGCCAGATAGCCGGCAGGCAAGGTTTCTTCTTTAGCGGTAACGCGGGACACGAAGTCTGCGGGATCAACTTTAGGAGCTGGAAGGATCTTTCTCCACATGAAGAGAGATCCAGCAATTGTCAGTCGGCTATCTGGCTTAAGCCCGGAGATAGCCTGGGCCCATGGATGGCCCGAGGTTTCAAGGAGTCCTGTCGAAAACTCCTTTAAATCCTTTAAACCCATTTCTTCAAGTTTTTCAGGTACTGGGATAGACACGTTATACACGCGTCCCAGCCGAGAAGAAAGACCTCTGAGAAGAGATCTGGGTTTCGACAGTGGATCATCACTGATGCTTTGATGCTCAGCGACCATTGTCAAACCTTGTAGTGCGAAATAAAGCTACAAGAGTTGGCCGACTGGTTTTT